ACAAGCTGAAGTTGATGCTGGCACCGACGATGCTCGGATTGTCACGCCACTCAAGCTGGCCAACTGGTCTGGCCGGTTACGCAAAGTATCTACCAATGTTGGTGACGGTAGCGCCACTAGCTACGCCGTTACGCATAACCTCAATACACGCGACGTAGTTGTGCGAGTGTATCCCAATTCCGGCGAATACGACGACGTAGAAGTAGATGTGCAACGCACAAGTACAACAGTTGTAACGGTGGTATTTGCTACGGCACCATCTTCTAATGCCTACCGCGTGGTGGTGATCGGTTAATGAGCCGGGATTTTCTTGCGTCTCCTAACTTAAAAGTTCCACTGCTGCTGAACGGGTTAGCTGGCACCAGCGGTCAAGTGCTGATTTCGCAGGGGTCAGCAACCCAACCGCAGTGGGGCACAGTTCTTCCACGGGCCAACACAGCAGGCGCGACAAGTGGAACGTTGACGCCCAACGGCGATACCACAGATCTGTTTGTAGCCGAAGGGTTGACTGGCGCGATCACGCTTGCCACTCCAAGTGGAACACCAGCTAACGGGCAAAAGCTGCTGATCCGCTTGAAGGACAACGGCACCGCCCGAGGCATCACCTGGACCACATCCTCTGGTGCTTACCGTGCCATTGGGATCACGCTGCCTACAACAACCGTGATCAGCAAAACCACCTACGTCGGCTGCGTCTACAACAGCGCAGACTCGTTCTGGGATGCTGTCGCTACCGTCACTCAAGCGTGAGCAATGCCATGAAAATCGACTTTGAGTTCACCACCCAGTACGGCGTCTTCCGCGATGCGCTTTACCTTGAAGACAACCATTCGCTCAGCGAAGCTGAGATCAACGCGCTGCAGCAAAAGCGCCTCGATAACTGGCTGAACGCGATCGAAAGCCCGCCACCTTCTGAGGCTGGCGAGACTGTCAAGATTGATGGCGTGCTGTACGAAAAAGTTGAGCTGGATGGCCAGCTCGTCCTGAAGCCTGCGCAGGTGTAAGCGATGGCAGATCGCTACTGGGTGGGCGGCACGGCGGCATGGGACGGCACCGCTGGGACGAAATGGGCGGCTACGTCTGGAGGGACAGGCGGCGAGACCGTACCGACCACTGCAGACGATGTGTTCTTTAACGCCAGCTCAGCCGGCACTGTCACTATCAGCACAGGCAATACAGGCGCCAAGAGCATCAACTGCACTGGGTTTACCGGCACATTCGCTGGAACCGCAAACATCACCATCGCAGGCAGCCTGACGCTGGTCGCTGGGATGGGCTATACCTACACAGGAAACTACACATTTACAGGCACGGGCACGTTAATTACGGCTGGCAAAACAATCGGAGGCGTCACGCTTAATAATGCCGCTGCAACACTTACTCTTGGAAGTGCTTTAACCACTACAACAGCTGCCAACATTGCAGTAACCTCAGGAGCTTTTAACACTGCCAATTACACAGTTACGGCAGGAACATTAAATGCGGTACAATCAACTGCATCTATTGACCTAGGGTCAAGCACGGTAACGCTGACTAGCACAAGCACGCTAAGCATAAATCAAAACACAACATTTAATGCTGGCACGTCTCAAATCAACATAACAGTTGGCAGTACGGCTTCATCTTTAATCCTTGGAAACAAAACCTATTACAACGTTTCGTTTACCAACGGAGGCAGAAATGAAATCATAATGGGGCTTACTGGCGCCACGTTTAACAATCTCTCTTTTGTTGGCCCTGCCGGCTCTATACAGACTGTTACACTTGGCGCAGACATTACTGTCAACGGAACGCTAACTGCTGCCGGTCCCACGGCGATACGGCGGATGTTCATTCGCTCAAGCGACCCAGCAACAACAAGAACGATTACTGCTGCAACTGTTTCAGCGAATGACTGCGACTTTGAGAGCATCACCATTGCCGGTGCAGCATCACCGATTGCTCCCACGCGGGCCGGCGACTGTGGTGGCAACAGCGGGATTACATTCCCTGCAACAAAAACTGTTTATCGCGTTGGAACTTCTACATTATGGTCTGGCTTTTCAAGTTGGGCTTTGAACTCTGGTGCCACGGGAAGCGATCTTAACTTCCCTCTTCCCCAAGACACTGCTGTTATTGACAACAATACAACGCTGACGGGCACTCTTTCTATCAATGGTGCTTTTAACATAGGTGCTCTTGACTGTTCAAGCCGCACTACGGTCATCACAATTAACTATAACAATGGGGCTCGATGGCATGGAAGCCATGCGTTAAGCACTGCCATTACAGTTGCAGGCGGAGCAACCCAAACATTCGCAGGGCGCGGCTCAATAGATTTCACTAGCGCTGGCCGGACGATTACATTTGCAATGGCAATAGCAAGCCCTACTGGCACTTTTCGATTGATGGATGCTCTCAATGGCAGCACATCGAGCTGTCAGATAAACGTGACTTATGGCACTTTTAACGCAAACGACTACAACGTAACCTGCTTTCAGTTTGTAAGCAGTGGATCTACGGTGCGGACAGTTACAATGGGGGCTGGTTTATGGACGCTGGGAGGGGCTAGCATTGTTTGGAATACGGGAACCATTACTAATCTCACATTCAACAAAGACACCGCAGACATACTCCTTAGCAATACCAGCACCAGCGGTCGTAATTTCCTTGCCGGCGCACTTTCTTACAATAAGCTCACTATCGGCGGCGCAACTGGAGTATCTATTACAACCATAGATAGCAATGGAGCATCTGTTACTGAGCTTGCATCAACGAAAACTGTTGCTCATACGATTCGCTTTCAAAGTAACTTCGGAACTATTGGCACTTGGTCTGTCACCGGCACTCCCGGAAACGTTGTCACCGTCGGCAGCAGTGTTGTGACAACTCGCCGGAACTTTACGCTGAGCAACATCACCAGCGGCATTGATTATTTGTCCGTGAGGGACATTGGTATACTCACTGCGAATAGATTCTATGTTGGCGTGAATTCTACTGATGGCGGCAACAATAGCAATGTTTATTTTACTGATCCGCCAGGCACTGCCGCTACAGGTAACATGCTGATGCTGTTCTAGGGAGATTTCGTCCTATATTGACTAGGCTTCCATTGGAAACACTGGTTTATGGCGGTTAAAAGCAAAACAGCCCTAGGCCGGATTGACCACAAATCGGGTCGTCCCAAAACCACATCCCAAGGAATGGGGCAACATTCGCGCCCTCGTCGCCGGGGCAAGAAAAAGCTAGTCGGCCAAGGGCGCTAAATTAGTAAAAAGGTCGGCGGTATGCCTCGCAATGGAACACCACGAGGAAGTACACGCCGCCGCGCCACAGCCACCTAACTTGATCAACCAAGCTGTACCGGCACTGCTGGCCACGGCTGTGATTGGATTGGGCGGCCTTTTTATCCAAGTCGCCAAGCTGGATCAATCCGTTAGTACAGTAGCCGCCGATATTCAAGAACTCAAGAACGACTCAAAAGAAAGGCTTAGTGATCTCGAAACCAGAGTGCGCCACATTGAAATGACCGTCGGCAACAAAAAATGAGCGTCGTCAGTACCACCGACTACGGCAACGGCTTCAGCCTGGACCAGCTGGAAAACGAACGCGGCGAGCTGTACTACCGCGCCTGTAAAGGCAGCATCTGCCGCTACGCCGAAGACCACTACATCGCAATGATGTATCTCGAAGGCATGGGCTGGGACCCTAAGCAACAAGCCCCTCAGTAATCCAAGCGATAATCGCGTCCTCTCGGTAAGGCTCCCAGAACGGTTGGTTTCTGTACCACTCCAGCCAATCCGCCGCCGACTTTGAGATATTGCACGCAAAGCAACAGGCCACCAAATTCTGCTGGTGCGTATGCCCACCCCGAAATTTGGGGTGTACGTGATCAAGGGTGGCAGATCGCCCTAGATCTACCCCGCAATAGGCGCAGGAGTTATTCCAGTGGTTAAGAATTGATTGCCGAAATCTTGCTTTTGCTTCTTTTTTGTTTAAGTATTCGCCATCTTCGATGCGATGGTCCATACCCAGCAGTAGCTACCCGGAATGTAGCGGTAGAAACTATTACGTGCGTAGGAACTTTTCTCTAGTACAGCTAAACTTCCTACAGACTCCTGATTCCGCATGGATCCCACCACTGCTGCCGCGATTGCTATTGCTGTGGCGGCAATTTCGGAAGCCCTGAGCCTGTACCCCAAAATCCGGGCAAACGGGATTATCCAAGCACTGCTGCTCGTTGGGAAGTCATTATTCCCAAAGCGCTAAGCGCCGCTCCAGAACAGCGGCGCCCCAAACAAAAACGCGGTAGGCGGCAATGGCGCAAAACGCAATCCGATTGATCGACCTATTCCGGTTCTACAAGGGGCTGCCGCACCAGATGGCTGCCCTTACTGAACTGGAACAGGCCATCAAAAAAGCTAACCCGCATGTCTTGGGCCGCGATCAAGGCTGGTTCAAGACCTGGGCCGTCGCCGGCAAACAAACAAACTTTCCCAACAGCTGGGAAGGCGTACTTGAAGCCGCCCGCGTCGCTGGCGCCAAATTCCCGGAACTTGTAGCCGCCCAATGGGCACTCGAATCCAGCTACGGAAAGTTGGTATCTGGCAGAAATAATTTCTTTGGCCTTAAAGGTGAAGGTAGCGACAAGAAAACCCAAGAATTTATCAACAATCAGTGGGTCACAATCACCGACAGCTTCATCGACTTCCCCGATCTGCTGTCCTGCGTGATGTACCTTGTCGACCACTGGTACAAGGACTACAAGACTTACAAAGGCTGCAACAATGCCGCCACCCGCGAAGAAGCCGCAAAGTGGCTACATAAACAAGGTTACGCAACCGACCCCAACTACCCAGGCAAACTGATCCAGCTGATGGAACAACACGCTGGAACAAAGCCTGTTGTCCCACCAAACGAAAAGCTTCTCAAAGTTCCCTACGAATATCAGCTGGGAACGGACGACGGAGCTAAAGGATATCGCCAGTGCTTTAGTTCCAGCTGCGCGATGGTGGCCCGCTACTACGGCAAGATCTCGGGTGACTACGAGTACAACAAACTCCGTGCCCGCTTCGGCGACACCACCGATCCCAAAGCACAAATCGCAGCCCTCAAAGCACTGGGACTAACCGCCACCTTTGAGATGGATGGCACAGTCGAGGACCTCGAAACCGAAATCGCCAACGGCCACCCCGTCCCAGTCGGCTGGCTCCACAAAGGCTTGGTATCAAACCCCAGCGGTACGGGCCACTGGACCGTCGTGGTGGGATATACACCGACGCACTTCATCCACAACGATCCGTTCGGTGAGGCAGATCTGCTCAACGGTGGTTATGTAAGCAACAAAGGCGGCGCTGGTATTGCATACTCACGCCGGAACTGGCTGCCTCGCTGGCTCATCGAAGGCAACGACACCGGCTGGTTCATGCGTATCCGCCGAGGCTAACCATGCGCCCCATCGAACACAGCGCCGAATCCAGCTTCCACAAAGCCGCCACAGACCAGTGGCTGGTCAGCCTGTTCAACAAACAGGACTATCGCGGCCTGCTTGAAGCCGCCCTTGTCCTGAACACGCTCCACCAGCTGGAACGCACAAAATCGGCCTGGGCTATCCGCGAGGCTGCAGATAACCTGGCCGATCAGTTCGGTCTAGACCGCGATTCCGCCTAACGCTGGTTGTACTTCTGGTACAAACCTGTGTAGGTGTGATGGTAGGGATGTTCAGGATTGGAACGTCCATCCCACTCGTACAGCTGTTCGAGGAGATCAACGCGGTTCTGATCCACGATGACGCAACCCCAACTTTGGTGCGCCCAATCAGGAACCTGCTTGCTCACGCTTTTTCTCCACGAGTTTGAGACGACGCCGCGCTGATTCACGCGGCCCGTTTTTGGCACGAGCCAGCATAGGTTTCTTCGCCGCTCTTGACGGCACCTCCACCTTGCAGTTCGGGTAACGATTTTGTGCAAACTCAATCGCCTGCTTAAGCGATTCCGCCCGCACCAAATCCCGCATAGCGCCCTGACCCGGTAACCAGATGGTCAGCTCGAACAGCTGCGTATCTGCTGCACTGGTACGCGAGCGACCCTCACCGAGTCTCAGTTCGGGATCCGGCTGCTCCTGGAACGGTACTACTTCCATGATTGGGGATAGGTGGGTTCATCGACGCTATGAACAGCAACAAGACTGTTAGTGCACTCAGCAACAGCTCGCGCCGCAGCGACAGCCTTTTCATAGGTGATCCAGCTGGACGCATCTTCTTTTGTTGCTGTTAATCCAATGCCATTACCTGGTCCGTAGACCGCCGTGACCCAACGGTCCCCGGCCATAACCACGTAGCGAGTCATCGCTCCTGTGCGTGTACTGTGAGACTGTAGTGCACTTTTACAGTGCCAGCGGCACTGTAACGGGAATTAACTGAGTCTCATGCGTCAGTTTCTGACACTCTGCCTTCTTGCTTGGAGCGCATCCTTCCCTCAACCCGCCGCTTCACCGACTCTTTCCAAGCCTGCTCATCCGCTTCTTGAGCGCTCTTGTATTCCCCTGACCGCAAAGCCAAGCCCGCGTAAACCAGCTCCCGCAAGTACGCCGTAACTTTCTTCCCTTCTTGGGACGCAAGATTCTCCGCCAGCTTGTAGCGATTCGGATCAATCAGCAGCTGGCAGTAATACTTGTTTCCGTGGTTCAGGGGCATGGCCTGCGGTCTAGTCTGCTACACAATAGCATACTGAGTCACAGTAGTCTCACCACCGCACGTCATCATCCACCCGCTTCCTCCACGCATTGGACTGCGCCACCCGCGCCCCACCCCTCTGCTTGGAACAGCCCTTCCGAATATCCCGCGCCCACTCCAAAAACGCTGCAGCCCGCTGCAAATCCGCCGTCTTCGCTAGCCGAATCTCCCGCTGGAGCCACTCCATCACCAGCTCTCTTCCCGTGCGGGCGCGACTCATAAGACTAAATCTGAGACTCGCAGAATTGATTGCGGGCGGTCATCAGGGCAAAGCTCCAGTGCCTTCATCCGTGCGGTGAAAGCATCTGGAGCAACGATGAACAGATCGTGAGTACCGCCGTGCCGCGCGTGCATCCGAACGCGGTACTCAAAATCCTCCTGGTTCACTTGGCCTCTTGCCAGCTATCCCCGACCTTAGCTTCAGCAAGCGGCGGAATATCACCCAACCAACGAGCTTCAGCTTCCTCCATCACGGTTTGCAGCTGGAGCGCCCAGGTGTCTGCGTGTTCTTCTGCGACGAGCAGGATGATCTCGTCATGCACCACGCCGGCCAAGCGCACAACATCTTCCCCGTCGGCGTGAAGTAACGGCCACAGTTTGCCGAGAGTAAGTTTGAGGACTGCCGCACCAGCCCCTTGGATTGGGGTGTTGCAACGAGTGGTGAGCTTATTGTTCTCACCCGGTAGAAACCGCCGCAAGCCCGAGATGCGTATGCGGATAGATGGATTCCCCGTAGCCTTGTCAGCATCCCGAGCATTTTTGCGCTGCCATGCGGCGATGCCTTTATATGCAGCGTGGAATTTTTCCCGCACTTCCGCAGCCTCATCAAGATCCATCTGGATTCCGGTAGACGCTGCGTAATTCCTGAGCCCTTTTGCGCCACTTCCATAGAGCAATCCGAAGTTTGCCGACTTACTGATCTGACGCTGTTCCTTTGTAACTTCATGCTCTGCGACCCCATAAATCTGCGTCGCCGTAATCGTATGTAGGTCTTTCCCCTGCTGGAACACCTGAGTCATAAGAGAATCCTTAGCTTCAGCCGCCGCTAACCTCAACTCCATCTGCCCGTAGTCCGCCACTACAAACTTCCATCCATCCGGCGCCTGCACGCAAGCCCTAAACCTCTGATCTCTAGGAATCTGTTGCAAATTGGGACTCATGCAACTCATCCGTCCGGTATCAGCCCCCATTTGCATATAGCTGGCACGAATAAACCCATCCTTCGCCAAATTCTTCAATAACGTTTCCGCCATCTGCCTCTTCTTTTCTACTTTTTTCCACCGCAAGTAATCCGCTACAACCTTGTGGTCACCCACGTATTCCTGGAGCGCCATCCGACTTGCGCTCGGCTTATCGTTCTTGGCGTCGATTGGTGCAGTACCTAGCAGCGCGGTGAACTTTTTCAACAACTGCGCCGGGCTGTTGAGGTTAAACACATTCGGGTCCGGCTTCTTACCTTTAGCGCCAGGCTTTGTCTGGTACAGCAGCTTGCCGTCCAAACCACGGCAAAGCTTATGTCCATCAGGCAACGCAGCATCGAAGTCTTCAATAAACTTTTCGCCAACCTCGTGGTGCTCAATATCCAAATCTTCGATCAGTTGCTTAAGATCTTTCTCGTTAAACGGCAACCCAGTACGCCACAACTGCGCCATCGCCGGCAACGCATTGCACTCTAAATACCAAGCAGTCATGAGTGTGTGCTCGGCAAGATGCTGTAAAAAGATCTCGTAAAGATCAAGAAGGATCGCAACATCTTTAGCGGCGTATCGCAGTTGACTAAGTGTTAAGTGCCCCGACCAGTCACTTTTTTGCTCCTCCTTTGATATCTTTTCCATTAGATAGTCTTGAGCTAAATGCTGGAGCCCGTGCTTTGTTTTAAACATTCCGTTGCTAAATATGCGGCTAGCCAGCATGGTGCATAAAACCCGTCCAGCCGGGTAAATCTCGTATTCCTGTAACCAAGCCAAATCAAAAACAGCATTATGTGCCACCCATATACGAGGCTCCGCAAAAAATTCTTCTACATCTATCCAATCGTTGTCGTCCATCTCAAAACAATCAAGGACTACAGGGATTCTCCCTGGAGCCCCTAATTGCAGTAACCGCATACCGCCCATCTGGGGCTGTAGTTGTGTCGTCTCGCAATCGAACGCAATCAGCGCCGCTCCCTCCAACGTGTGAAGGTATTTGATGCCTTGATGGAAGTCCAAGCCTGGTAGGGCAAGTTGTACCCTACTACTCTAGCAGGCTGTCAACCTCCCGCGCCGAACACAGTACCGCCGCCGCGAGTGTCCCACCCTCGGGAAGTCCCAGCAAACACCGCCTTCCCCAATGCACACACTGTTTACACGGTCCCCCATCCTGCTGCGGCTTGTAGCTCTGGCGCAACCGCTCCATGCGAATCTCCTCTAACCCTGCCGCACTGGAGCGATAACACCTCATACAAAGCACTGCGTTAGTCGTGTGCTTACCGCACTGCTGGCACGGCCTGCTGTTGATTGAAACTGCCATCACTCTGAAAAGCAAGAACACTCTCTAAAGAACCCGGCCTCACCGCCTTCGGGTATACCGAGATCGCAGTAATCACCATGCCAGTGCTTACAAGCGACGCAGCCGTTACCCTCTTGTTGGCGCTGCTTTAACCGACGACGCGGAATCTCAGGAAACATTTCCTTGTACGTCCGCCCAGTCCGAATCGAATGAACCGACTGGCGCGAAATACCTAATGCCTCAGCCAAGGTGTCATCAAAACGCCAATCCTCCAGGATCATCTTCACCTCCTTAGGCGTCATCCTGCGGCGGTTGACCGGCAGCTCCCGCAGCGACAACTGCACCTCTTTGTTAGCAACCTTGTCGAAATAAACGTTCCAGCGATGCCCGCAGGATCTACACCGAAACCTGTAGGTACGCAGGTGTGGCTTGTGCTTCCATACGTGCGTGTTGATGATTTTTCTGAAAGTGTGAGTGCAATGTTCAGCCATTCCAGTGCCTAATAACTCCTGCGCAAATGAAAATGTTTGTAGTCATGTAAGCCAGCAAGATGCAAAAACGCACCAGTGCAACCTGATCAGCAATCCGGTCGTGCTGGTGCGCCTTCTCACCCAACGCCTTGGCGACAACTCGCCACCAATGCCTCATCGGTCTTGGTACGCCTCCGTAGCCAAGGTATTGATAAGGCGGTTCAGGTACCAACGTGCCTTACAAAAATCCTCGTAAGGATCCTTCTTAAACCACGCCCGGCTGACGTACTTGATGACCTGCCAGTGCAGACCACCGACGACAGCATCTGGAGCACCCTTGACCCAATCCTCAATCACGTCGATCACCTCGACGCGCCCAGCCGTGTAATGACTGGGGCTGTTGACTGAATCGGTCATCCCTTGGAAGCCTGAACAGCAGTGTCGCCGTGATAGCGGCCTGTGAGCGAATAACTCTTACCGGGCAGCATCGACATCTTGTGGAACACAATCTGCGCGATCCGCATACCCGGCCACAACGGCACAGCGTGCAAGGACCTAGCGTTTTGCAGTTCCAGCGTTAGCCGCCCTTTGTAACCGGGGTCGATATACCCAGCCAAAAGATGCTCAATTCCTTCCCTGGCACGAGACGACTTGAGAGCCAGCTGCCCAGCGACACAATCCGGGAGATCAAACTCCTCCACAGTCTCGGCCAGGATAAATTCGTGGGGCTGGAGCATGAACGGCTTTTCCTGCGTATGCCCAGCAATGCTGAACGGAAGTAACGCAGGCACCTTCGGCTCCTCAACCAACAAATTCTCGCCGAGTCTCACATCAAGACTCGCGGGATTCACCAGCTCCGCTTGGAACGGCGAGACCAAGCCCCGCCGCGCCAAGTTATGGATCTCGTGATCACACAAGATCCCACCCATCAGTCAACCACCACAACAGGTGCGGACTGCTGGAGCGTCACATGCTTCCAAGTCTTGTTCCACTTGATGCAGTTGATGGTGGTGGAGTGCACGCCAAACTCCCGCGCAATCTTGGCCACCGACTTACCGCCTGCAGCCAGCTGGCGCTTAATTTCCAGCACCTTGGCCTCAGTCAGTGTCGAGTACCCGCGCTTGCCACTGCGGCTGGACTTACGAGTCTTACTTTGCGACTGGGGCTTAGCGCGAACGATTTTTTCGCTGGTGGGCAGGGGGATGGTCTGCTTGGGCTTGGTCAGATCCAGCTGAACGTGCTGGGACGTCTCCAGTGCAAACCGTGCTGCTTCAAGTGCTTTGGAGATTTGATCGAACTGGGATTCCGAAAGGACGTACATGCTCATGAGTAAGAACGGGTGCAGTGTAGTAGGGGATGGTCAGTTTTGAAGCTCTAGCTTGATGGCGGCCTGGAAATAACCAGCCACCTTGAGGCGGCGATAGACCGAACCGCCTTCCTCGCTTTGCTTGTTCTCGACCGCCTCGTAATCGCGGCGAGCCTCCTCCAGTGAGGCCATTGTTTCGATGTTGAGCATGTTCAGCTCGCCATCGGACAACTCCGAGAGCTTGTCCAGGTAAACC